GTATCGTCTCCACCCAATCAGCAGGTATCTGCATGTACTCGTCTGCGGCTGATTGTTGTCCACTTGAACGAGCTTCCATCTTCCAATGACGTACATCTCTGTTGATTTGAGACTCTGCCAAGGTTATGAAATCGGCTATGACTGTCGTAAGATCGTCTCTGTTGAGGAAGTCAGCGATACTCGCTTTCAGTTCTGTGTAGGTAGTGAGTGCCATTATTGAAAACCTAAGTTGCTTTGGAGATAAGGTCTTTCTAATTCGTAAGATGAAACTCTGCCTTGCAAATATTGTATCTTGAAGTTTTCTACTTGCTCCTCTGTGTATCCCTGTGTAGTCTGTATGATCTCAGCTTGTTCTCTAGGAGGCAAAGCATTTAAAGCCTGCGCAAACATTGTATCTACATTGGATGCAGCACCTTGGAAATGTTGCATCTCTTGATCGGATACAGCACCAAGATTCCTATTAACTACACCTGTATTCGGATCAGTATATATACCTCCTCCAGAAAATTGAGCCATCTCTCTATCTGATACTGAACCTTGATTTGTATACGGAACAAATCCTCTCATGGCATCCAATGCGTTTGTAGTAGCATTGTTATATGGTAGTGTGTTTGCTAGAGGATCAATGGTTTGCATCTCACCTGCTTGGTAGGTTGTATCAGTTCTCTTAAACTCCCCTGTGTTTTTATCAATAAATGATTCGTAACCTGATCCCTTCTCTGTAGCTTTACCCATGATCCCCTGCTCTTTATCAGAGATACCTGTTCCTCGTTCCTTAAAGAGCTTTGCTAGTAATTCCATGATCCCAAATTTGTTTTCTGAGACACCTGTTCCTCGTTCGTAAGCCATCCTATCTCTCCCTTGGTTTTCCGTAAGTATATTCTATTTTGATGATTTTGTTAGTCATTATTGATTCAATAAGTTAGCTATAGAAGTAATAACATCCCCTCTCATATCCTTTATTCCTTGTATATGACCTTCATCATCTGTCTGATCAGGGTTAAAAAATACACCCATAGCTCTAACAATGTTTTCTGACATATTCGTTGTCGGATCGGAAGAAAATGGTTGACCATCAATACGAGTTGGATTCAACATGGCAGTCACATAGAGTTTACCTAGAATTTCTCTTGGATTGTTTACTTTAGCTCCTTGCATAACTGTGTTAATATTATCCACAACATCTAAGTGAGCAGTTCTTGGATCGTTCATCCAAGCAACCAACCAATCATTTTCTGTTGGTTGTGCGGTGTTAACCCCTAAAGACATTACTATTTGATTTAATGGTGTTCCATTACCCATCCAAACATCTAAGTAATGCCCATATTCATGTCCAGTAACATTCTGTTGAGCATATATAGCTTGAGTGGTTGTGTCTTTGGATATTTTCCGAAAATCAGGGGCGCCACCTCCAAAAGTTTCAGTTGTAGTTACAGAAGGAGTACCGCTTGACAATGAAGCTCCTTTTGTAGAAACTCCAACGTAAGTGTTATCACCTAAATTGCGTCCGGGATTATACGAATCAAAACTAGGTGATGTCAAACCAACCATTGACATCAATCCTGCATTTGAACTGTTGGGAGAAGAAAGAAACCAACCACCACCGGGACGAGGCTCGATGTTAGTATCTCTATCCTTGTTTAACCAATTCATTTCATGGAACTCTTTCCCCTCTGCTACTGTGCCATAAGGAATATCTCTACCTTCAGATGAAGATAAATGAACAGGAGTTGGAAAGAATCTTTTTTGATCTACCTGTAATCCAAACTCCTCAAAGGTTTTTGTTGTTTGATTAGCAAACTCTTTCCAAGCAGACTTAGAGCCAAGGAGTCTTGGTGTCGAATGAACGTTAGCACCAAACATATCTAATCCTATATAAGTATCACCCAACTTCCAACCTTCTTGTCTTGATGCACCATAGGCTTCTTTTTCCATAGCTAGTTCCATAGCTGATTGGTTAACTGGAGACTGAACACTTGCATTCATCACTCCACCTTGTTGATTGATTGGTAATCCACTTCTTTGTGCATACAATTGTGAAAGTTTGTTTTTTGAAAGTTGAGGTGGTTTAGGTTCTTTGTATCCTACCAAACCATCAAGACTCTTATATGCTTCTTTTAGTAGGCTCATTTCTTTTTCTTCTTTTGTTTTAATTTAGCTTCACCAATCTTAATTGCTCTATCTATAGTTTCTTCAGTTAAGATCGTCTTTAATTTTTGGCCCATTACAGATTTATTCAATGCAGGTATGTTTCCAGTTTCAAATCGTTCAGGTGTTATACGTCTGCCAAGGTTATCTTGAACTACCATTAAGTCTAACAGGTTAACTGGTTCTTTAATACGACCTACTCCTACTCCTGCTACAGCTTTATTGTATGATCTATGACCTGAAGGTAATATACCTTTTGAAACATCAGGGATCATAATGTTATGTAGTGTGTAAGGATCACTAAATAATTGTGTAGGATCAGCGTTAGCCAGTTGATGTTGCAGCATTGAGCCTATCTCATCTCTAAAGTTTGTATCCAAATGTTTTATAAGGTTTTTCTTTTGTGGCCCAGTTAATTTAGTTAAGTCTACCTTTGCTAAACCTTCAAATCTAGGAGTTAACTTGACTTTCTTTTTATACGTGCCTTCTTTATTTTTGTATTTAAACTCTTTTAATACCATTTGATTTCTCATCTTATCATCAATGAGTTTGATCTGTTTAGCTGTTAAATTGGCTTTTGCAGCTTGAACCATTGTGTCAGACATTTGCACAGCAAAGTTCATGGCCCCTCCACCCATTTGCCAATTAGCCATAATAGTTGGATCAAGAAGACCTTTTTGTTTTCGTAGGGCTTCAGCTTCTTTCAAGTTATTCATTAAAATTTGCATGGCTATCTCATCATTTGCCCATGCCTTACCTATGTTTTTTTCAGCGAAAGCAAAACCTTGACCGCCTTCATCTAGTACAGGAACACCTAACTCTTTACCTGCCACTTCAACTGTTCTTTGACCTGTGGCTGTTGTGTCTGACATACCTGATACCAAAACTCTGTTCGCATAATTTCTTAGTGATACTTCAGGAACTTCAATTGGAACGCCTTCTTTCTTAAAGTTTGGTGTTAACAAGCCTTTTTCTAATGCATCTTTTAACGCATCATCTTCTATCCTTACTCTGCCATAACCGGGAGAAATCTGTTGGAGTATGCCTTGATTGATACCTGCATATCTTTGGTCATCGCTTAACAATCTTCTGCTTTGCTCAGTTACAGATGGAGGGTAACTGCTTTTAAAGCCCATATATTCTTCAAATGCTCTTCTACTCGGAGCTGATATTATTCCACCCTCATACATATTTTTAAGAATAGGATCAATATCTTTACCCTCTTTCATTAAACTAAGCATAAATTTGTTTGGTTTGCTTGCAGTATCCATGTATGCAAGTGGTGATAAATTACCTTTTGCTCGTGCTGTTTCTAATTCATCAAGTTTCCCAAGACCTTCTACATAGTTATAGATTTGTTTTTCAGCTTCTGACATACGAGCCATCCACTCGCCCTCTAGTGATTTATATATTGACTGTCTTAAAATTGAATTTTCTTTTAACTCACTAGGACTCATTGACTTTGTATCTTTAACAACTAAGTCTAATGAATCTAATCCTGATTTCACTTGCATCAATCTTTTATTGAGTTGTAAATCTTCAGCTAGAGTTGTAGCCTCATCTCCTAACTTGGCGATGATCATCGCTTTTTCAGCTTCTAAACCTTGTTGCAGATCAACCATACCCTCCATACTAACATCGCCACCACCAGCCAAGTCATCTGCATTTTGTACTGCATGTTGTACTTCATGGACTAATACTTCTGAATGCCTAGCTGTTAAGCCTATTTTAGGATCAACATATAGTGTAATTTCTTGCTTACTAGGACTATGCGTTCCTTCTGTTGTGAAATATGGTGTGCCATCAAGTTTGAACTCGGTTAGTCCTGTCTTGCCTTTAACCTCTTTACCTGTGATTATATTGATCTTGTAGTCAACAAGTTCAGGGTAGTTCTCGAATAGTTCGGGATGATTAAACAGTTCATTAGCTTTGTATGTGCCAACTACTGTGTTAACAGGGATATCATAAGGCATTGAAGCTATTTCTTTGGTTGCCAAATCAGTAAACACCATATCTTTATCATTGATATGATGAATTACACTTCCTCTTGGTGTTATGAAATGGTTTGTTTCTTTGAATGCTTTTTGTATGGAAGCTTGAGTGACACCTTCTTCAGCAAATATGGTAGTGGCTCTTGCTTTGGCACCAGCTTGTGTACCAAACTTCTCTGTATTCCACGTCTTTGAGGTTCTTCCTGAATACATTTCAAACTTAGGCAACATCTCACTACCTAAATGTTTCTTAGTAAATGCATTAATCATATCTTGTGGATCAGCGCCTGAACGCAATATATCTTTTGCTGAAGCTTTCATCTCAGCCGATATAGGTGGAATCTTTTGAATGCCTGATCTTATTATGGAAGCTCCAATCAACCAATCAATTGGATGCTGTTGAAACACATCTCTTCTACCTTGCTCTGTACTCATTGCTTCCATGAAGTCAGCGGTCAATCCTGATACCATCGCTTGGTTAGGATCATTGCTATAACCAAATAGACTATCAATCTTATCTACATATTTACCTAATCCAGTAGGTTCTATTAAATTAGCTATAAGACCTTCACCTGCATCAGTGACAGCATTGATGGTGTCAATTGGGTTTGCAAACATTCCAATGATGCCTTTAGCAACTACAGGAAGATGAGCAGGTATGTTCTCAATGGCTCTTTCTGTTGATTTGAATAGATTAGCTTCTGTGGTTGATGGTGCAAATTCAAAGACTGACTCAGGTACACCTATATTTTTTAACCCTTGAACTGATGCATCAACAAGGTTTTTAGCATAAGCCTCTCCACCTTGATCTATCTTTAATTCTTTAGCTATTGAATCTATACCTTCGTTTAGGTAATTATCTACACTAAGAAGTCCACCACTAACAAAATCATATGCTTGGCCTACCCAACTCTTTTCGTCTAGTAATCCTGCCATTATTCCTCTAACATTAGGTTGTTTATAAATTCGTCAAACAGTTCGCTTTGACCAGCTTGTTCTGTCTTTTGTCTGAATGCCTCAATTTTTATTAATTGATCTTCTGGTAGATTGCTTAGAAACTCTCGTACTTCAAGACTATCATTCACGTTTACCCAACCATCACGAGGGTATGCACCTATTTCTTTAGTTGACATAGCTCCATCCCGGCCTAAAGCTTTCTTAAAAGCTTCTAATTCTTTTCTAAAGGTTGTACCGAATCCTATATCATCTTGACTCCAGTTTCTCATTGTAGAAACATTTGCATCTTTACCACCTAACAAATATCCACCTACTACTTGGTCAAACCTACTTACATCCCACCACTTTTCTTTAGGTCTTGATTCACCTGCTATTGGCATTGCCTGAGTAACATGCTTATAAGAATCATCCTTCCATTGCATAACATCTTCATCTACCTCAGCAGCAGCTCTTAATCTGTTATACCAGTATGGGGATGTCTTATCTAGATTGTGTAGAGCTTCACCAAACATCATATCACCAACAAAGTCACCTGTACTACCTTCATCCTTTAGTCTTGCTTCATTGATATAAGCTTTATCACCTATGACCTCTCCATAGGCATCATGGTAATTAAACAGAGAAGCTTCCTCTTCAGGTGTTGCTCTTGTTACACCACTCATTATTGCATCAAGTAACCCTGTCATACAACTCCTTTCAAATTCCTTCGTAAAGGCTTATCCCAATTCTGATTGTAAGGTTGATAACCTATAGCAAGATAACGAAATGCATCTGCACCATGACTTGCCCAATTGTGGTTTGGTCGCATCCTCCAAGTCCTGCCATTCTCATCCCAATCTCTTTGGTAGTTTAACAGCGTATCTATTCCCTTCTCGCATTTTTTTTCATCAAAGAAACATTTGTCTAGCATAGCTCTCACTTGTTGTATGCCATCATCAATGAGTAATGATGGTGCAATTTCTACTTTGTCAGAATGAATGCCTAGTTGATCTAATGTCTCAAGTCTACTCTTTCCTGATCCAAGCTCTCTTACTCTGACATCATGTGGAAAAATATACTGGTCGTACACATATCCTTTGTCCTGAAGAACTTTGACGTAGTGTTCTAGTCCTGCACCTGACGCCTCATAATAGTCGATCAGATGAACTTCAGTACCAACAAACTGTGCAAACCACATTGCCGTTGAATCTCCAATGCCTAGATCAAAACTTACTACAACACCTGTAGAACGATCATATCTAACCTTAGTTATACGATCTTCATCTTTAGCTCTGCGTAATTCAGCAGAATAGTATGCACCCTCTGAAAAAATTTGGAAGCCTCCGCCCCATATCCATTCATATTGGTCAGGTCTCTTCTCTTGGTCTTCTAGTCTCTGTTCATTCAATACGTCAGGAAACCAATCGTTGTCCTGCCAATTCAGAGCTACTATCTTACTGTCTCTTGGCTGTGTAGCCCGGAAGCGTTCGTGAGTTGCTGAATACTTTGACTCAGGATTCCACGTTATCCATACCTCAGATGAAAAACCTATACTCTTATCCTCTTCACGTACAGTTGGGAAAAGCAAATCCAAAGCATGTCCACTTACCTGCTCACATTCGTCAATCCATGCAATTAAGATACGTGACTGTGATTTGATACTATCTAATGAACGTCTCAGTCCTGCAAACGTGTAGGTAATCCGTCCGTCCTTTGACCTTATGAACTTCTCTCCTATGTCGTAGTACGCCTCTAGCCATGGAACACTCAGGATAGCATTCTTAACCTCAGCCATAGATGATTCATTAAGCGAGTTCATGTATTCCCTTCCACACAATATCGTCCCACGTAGTCCACTCCTACCCCACCTGTAGCCGAAAACTGCGGTCATTAATGCAAAGCTTCTAGTCTTGCCACTACCTCTGCCTCCGTAAGCTCCACGTATTCTAGCTGTACCTTCAAAGACCGGAATAAGTTTCTTAGGTAGTTGAACCTCTCCTACTTGGTCTTTCACTCCTGCTTCCCAACCAATTTAATAATGGTTGGCTTCATGCTCTCATCTGAACTGGTGTGGTCTATATTTTGTTTGTCTCCATACTTGTTTGGTAAGAGTTTGGACGCTATCCATTTTCTTGCATCAACTCTCAGTCGTGCAACCTGATAATCTTGGTTTGTTGCATTGTCTGCGATGTCTAGAATAATATCTGCTTCTCTTTCCGATTGAAAACTCTTCGCGCGAGCGTATCTATCTGATAATCCTTCTACCTTATACAACCAGCGA